GACATATAAATATAGTATTTACTCATACTAAAGGTGTTAATTCTAATGCCAATTTTTGTATAAGTGAAAGTGATGTACATCGTGTACCCAATCATGATCTTGCTTTTCTGACTTTACGATCGTTACCCCCTAAGAAGAAAATAGTACAATATATACAACGTGGAAAAGCTGATGGTATCTTTAATGGAGCTTATGCCACTAAATCTAAAGTTGGACAAAGTGTGATTAACCCAGTCAAGAAGATTCAATTATTACCTAAACGCAAATTTACGTATAAAGATTTGAATATTGTAGCCAATCATGCAGTTTGGGTTGGTAAGAGTGATGAAGTTACTGTAGCTGGGGACTGTGGTGCACCACTTGTGATAGAGAGTTCATATGGTTATTGTATTGTCGGATTACATTTTCTTGCCAATGAAATTATTAAAGGTGAAATCTATGCTACACATTTAGATGGTAATTTTGTTGAGCAAATTTATGATAATTTGTCTCAATTTAATGTATCATCTGGAAATTTTTCTAGAATCTCAAGTGAAAGTAAAGAACGTAAAGTGACAGAATTACATAAAAAATCTGTTTTTCGTTATTTAGAGAGCGGTGATATAAATGTTTATGGTTCATTCACAGATTTTCGTGGAAAAAGTAAATCTAGTGTCATTAAAACACCTATGAGTGCTTTTCTTACAAATAAGGGTTATAAAATTAACTTTACTAAACCTGAGATGAAATCCTGGGTACCATGGCATATTGCAGCTAAAGATTTGGTCCATCCTATTGGAACTCTAGATACAGGTATCTTGGAGTATTGTGCTAAAAGTTATATAGAAGATGTTCTTGATAATATGGATGAAACAAAAATAAGAGATATGTTACACATTTTAGATGATTTCACAGCTATAAATGGTGCTCAAGTAGCCTACATTGACAAGATAAATCGTAACACTAGTGCTGGTAATCCATGGAAAATGAGTAAGAAGTTTTTTATGGAAACTATACCACCAGCACATGGTATGTTAGACCCAGTTAAAGTGGATGATGAAATCATGAATAGGGTAGATGATATTATCATGACGTACCGAAATAATGAACAGGCTCACCCAAATTTCTGTGCTCACTTAAAGGATGAACCTGTATCATTTGAGAAGGCTAAAGTAGGTAAAACTCGTGTATTTACTGGCGCCCCATTTGATTGGAC